TTTTCGTCGCCTCCTCCGTCGTCATCGTCAGAGGTAAATCTCGTTCCTTCTTCATCTTGCAGTCTCCCCGTTTTTCCGTTCCAAACAAGCTCGCCGGAAGGCCCAGTGAAGCCAGTGAAGCGGCTCTTCAAAATGAAGACCTGGACGACTCGGTCGTCAGGGTCTTGTTGGTCTCGCGCAAACGCTACTACGCTGTCGCTGAGTTGACTGATCCCGGCCGTCCCTCGCAGGTCGCCGAGAGTCGGACGGGCTCCCTCTTCAAAGCTCTTGCCTTTTTCCTTTGACTTGCTTAGGTGGCAAACAACGATCAGCCCGATGTTCACTTCCCGGGCCAGAGACGCAAGGTGAGTCATCGCCCGGTCTAAGAGGATACGTTCGGAGTCGTTCGAGTCGATCCCCGAAACCATTATCGAGATGTGATCGAGAAAGACCCAACGACAGCCCAGACCCACCGCCATGAAGCGGATCTTTGAAAGCAGGGTTTCGCTGTCGACTGAACCCCAGTGATCGTAGAACGCGATACGACCCGAGCCGACAGTCGCCTCGAATGCCCCTTTGAACTCGGGGTCGCCGGGAGCCATCGGGTCAAGGTGAAGTGGCCGGTTGAGGTGGAGGGACATGAGAGCCGTCGCGGTCCTCTTGACGCTTTCTTCAAGCGCGATGTAGCCGACTTGCTCGCCGCTTTGGATCAGGCTGAACGCCGTCTCGCGGCACACCGTAGACTTTCCGACACCCGTACCGGCGCAGAACGTGACTAGCTCTCCTCGCCGGAGCCCCCGCAGGTTGGCGTTGAGGTGAAAGAAGGGGTACTCCGCCTCAGTCACCGGGTCAGCCACTTGAAGGCGGTCCCACAACTCCGTTCCCTCGACGATCCCGTCCGGGCGGTACGGCTTTGCCTGCCACATCGCCGAAATGAGTTCGTGGCCGCGGCGGGCGACAAGCATTTCGTTCGCATCCTTGAGCGGCAACGTCGCGATCGAGGCTTTCCCCGGAGGAAGCAACTCGGCGCAGATCTGCGCGGCGTCGCGGCCCGGCTCGTCGTTGTCGAACATGAGGACGACTTCGTCGAAGGACGAAATCCATTCGATGTTCTCACGGATCGAGCGAGCCGCGGACCCGGCGCCGTCTTTGACCGAGACGACGGGCCACTTATTGCCTTGGACCTGGGACATCGACATCGCGTCTAGCTCGCCTTCGGTGACGACGACTTTTCGACCCCCGCCTTTCCAACACTGCTGGCCGAACAGGACCGCCTTTTTCGAGTCGCCGACCCAGACGAATTTCTTGTCGGCGGAGCGGCGCTTCTGCGCAACCGGGCGGCCCTTGACATCGTAGTAAGTGGCGTAGTGGAACGGAGGGTCGAGACGGTAGTCGAACTTGCGGAGGGTCTCTTCGCTGAGACAGCGCTTCAAGAGAGGAGCGTAGCTGCCGCGGTGAAGCGCCTTACTCGCGCCGGTTTTTTCGGCCTCTTCCCCCTCGCCCGCCTCGTAGGCTCCGCATCCGAAGCAGTACCCGTGACCGTCATCGTAACGCCCGAGGTTGTCGCGACTACCGCAGTGCGGACAAGGCTCATGGCGAATGATCGCCGACTCGGTCATGGGAAGGATCTCCTAGAAATGCTTGTCGGGTACGCGCGGCGGCGAGTCTTTCACCAAGACGGGATCGACGCAGACCATGTAGCAGGCCATTTCGAGTACAACTTCGCCGTCCTCTGACGACGCCGTCTTTTCGATCGAGACCTTGAGGGGGGGAGGCGACTCTGCTCGATCGGGGTCGCAAGTTGCGCTGAGCAGCGCCACGCCTCCGACGAGCGCGACGGCGAACAGCCAAAAGAGCGCCGCCTCGATGTAGACCCGCCTCACGGTTGCAGTTCGTAATGGGAGTACTTCGCACCGGAAAAGTCGGTGCGAATCATCGTGTGGATGTCGTGCCCCTCATCGCGAAGCTCCATGATGCGCGGAGCAAGGCGGGCGATCTTGTGGACGATGAGAGCTTCGACAGGAGTGATGCTCCCGTTCCGCCGTAGATGCGTAAGGACAATTTCCTTGTGGCTGGGACGCAGTTTCATTTTGATTCTCCTAGTGGTCGATGCCAACTTCTTCACGAAGGTAATGGTAGAGGCGTTGGGCCGCTTCGAGCGTCGAATCGCCTTTACTGTTATTGCAGGGCGCGCACAGAAAACGCATATTGCCAAGCTCGTAAGGCCGGCGGGGGTCTGTAGCATCGAGGTGAGCTGCGTCAGCAGCGCTCCGCCCCTCACTTGAAGATAATGCGATCTCTGTTCCGCAGAGATCGCACTCGCTCCCTTGACAGTCCCAGAGAAACTCGAGAGTCGCAGCTAGTTCCTTCGGGCTGTTGTCGAAGAGAATCCTTCGCTTCTTCATTCGCGCGACGGCGCGGCGCGCGAGGTACGGGAACGGGTGCTCACTGTACCATTCTCGCGTGTGCGCGTTGGCGCAAGTCCTGCAGTAGAAGGCGAAGCCGTCGGGCCTCGAGCGGTCCAGATGGAACTCCGTCCGCGACTTTTCTTCCTTGCATCTCGAACACCTCTTGGTCTCACTCATCGAGCCACTTCCGGGGTATGGCGCCGTCCGCGAAGAGGACTCCAACCTTTTCACACACATTTGCGTAGGAGGTCTTACTGCCTTTCCGGATCGGGGTCTTAGACCTTTGGAACACGTAGCGGATGTCGATCTCGGGATGTTGTTTAATGCATTCTAGCTCCGCTATGCGGTCTTCCGGTACCCACCACCCCTTCGCCTCAACGACGATCAACTTGCCGGTTCTCGTCGTGATCCAAAAGTCGAAGGTCTTTCGTCGGGCCTTGGCGGGCGGGGTGAATTCGAGCGGTTGCTTTTCATACTCGAATTCAACCCCCGCCGCTGTAAGTTGAGTGACGATCCGGGCCTCGAATTTGGAACGGAGGGCGCGGGCCTTAAAATTCCACGCCGCCTTCCTCTTCACCCAGTCCGGTTTCGCTGCTGTCATCGCCATCCTCGCTGTTCTCGTCGACGCTGGGGGCGTCATCTTCGTAATCGCCGCTCTCGTCGCCGAAGCCGTAGTCCGACGCTTCGCGCTCGCCCGCCGTGACGAGGCTCAAGATCTGAACCGCATTCAACTCCAGCGTGACGCCGAAACCGAGGGCGTCCGTGAACCAGGGGGAGATTGTGAAGTTGATGCGTCCGATAGTCCCGCCCCAGATCGGCTCAGTGATTTTCTTCGTCTCGCCGGCCGCCCCGAAGATCGGGAGCTTCGTGACGTAGGCTTCTCCCGTCGACGAGTCGATCCCACCGCCGCGCTTCTTGAACCGAAACCGCGTCACTCCCGGGATCTCTTCTTTGTCTTTGTCGAGGGCCGCACTGAAAGGGAGGTCGAACTTCTTGAGCTTGGTCTTCCGCTTCGATTGCCGGCAGATGTTGTATTCACTCTCGAAGTTCTCTTCGATGAGCTTCGCAAGGTCGGCAGCTTCTTGACCCTCAAGGTCCAAGCTCACTTGATACTCGCCGTGCTCTTTCTTGAACTTCTTGTCGGGGCGGGTCAGCTTCGGAAACACGAAACGCCCTGCGACGGTCGAGCCCGTGTAAAGCTCTTTCCGCGGTCTGAAATAGAAATCACTACCTTTCGCCATCGTCGTCTAGCTCCTGTTCTTCGATTGCCGAGACATCAATACCGCGCTCGACTAGTTGAAAGTACTTATCCAGCGGTAGCTGGCAATCGTTTGCCCGGAGCCACCGCCTCGCCTCTCTCAGTAGACCTTCAGTTTCAGCGTCCACTGGACTACTCGTCTTCAGCGATATTAAGCAAGAGCCGTAGATCAGAAGCGAGCGCACTAGCTTGCTCGAAGTCCAAGTAGAAAGACGACGGATCTTCATCGGTTCCATCGTAGTGGTACACCAACTCGACTAAAACGCCGTCGTGTTCAGCAACTACTGCGATCTTCGTATTAGACCCAGACTCGTCTACGTAGAGGCGTTCTCTCCTAATAGAACCTTTCATGTCAGATCCCTTTCTTCTGGCCCTTGGTCCGGCCGCGGTTCCGTTTGCGTGAGATCTTGGCGAGGTTGTTCCGGATCTTCCGGCGAGCCCGCCGCTTCCGACGAAGAAACTCTTTCTCACTGATCGCGGTGGGCGCCTGCTTCGCAACCTGTTCTGCCAAAAGATCGACGAAGAGGTTGATCCTCTTCTGCCGAGCGTTCAGGAAATACCAGAGCGCCAGCCCGCCAAGCAAGAACACCGCGAAGATGCAACTCGCAATCAGTTCAGGCATCCGGTAATTCCTCTTTCAAATATCGCGCCATCGCCCGCATCTCTACGGGGTGTTTTTCCTGAGCATCGCGCATGATGCGATCAGTCACTTCGAGGACACGTCGCGGCTCAATTCGATAACGACGACAGACCGCCAAAAAGAGAGCTGCGATGGCCGCGGTAATCTGAGCCGGCCGCTCTTTCTGGGCGCGCGTGAGCATGAGCAGCGCTGTGGTTTTGATCCCTACGGCGGTGAGATCATAGAGCTTGTCCAGGTTCACGACCAACTCCTAAAAATGAGACGGACCAGAGCACGCCCGCCCCGGTCCGTCAGGTTGAATCCCACACCCCACTTGGCAGAGGATTCGGTTTTCTCTTTCATGGTCACCGATAGATGTGCAACTCCTAAGCGAAGAAATACGGGGCTGTCAGCACCTCGCGAATGTCGAGATCACCCCGCGGGGGCGGGTCGGGAAGGCGCAGGCCGGTATCGCGCTCAATGTCCGCCTTGAATTCCGCCAGCACGTCTCGCTCTTCGTAGAGTTTCACGAACTCTTCGCGGAGAACGACCGAGACAAGAGGAGCGTCGGCCGCGTGGCACCCATACGAATCGTGGATCATCGCCCACCGAACCTGGTCGGGCCCGGCGCGGCGTTCCGACTCTGCGACGGTCATCATCATGTGGCACGAGTCCAGCGAGTGAACGAAGTTCGGCGCGACGCCGGCTGATTGCTTGCGGGGGCTGAGATCCTTCAAGCGATCTTTGATCCGCAGGATGAGGCGCCCGAGGATCTGAGTCGTCACTCGGCCCTTGATATGCTTGCGGTATTTCTGGACCACTTTCAACCCGAGAGGTGTCGACCACCGCAGCGGGAGCTTCTTCTCGGACGTGATACCCGCAACTTCCTGAAGCCACTCCATCACGATCTTCGCCGAGACCACGACTTCGTGAATCGACTCGAAGATCAGCCGCGTGAGAACGATGCTCGCATCCCAAGGCTCTTCAAGCTCGATCTCGACTCCCGTGTCGGCAACCTCGGCGAGGTAGGCTACAAGCTGCTCTTGCATTCCGTGGGCCGTGGCTCCGTAAGGCAAGGTCATAACCTGCCGCTTCACGATACTGCGCCCGAGCAGTCCCGACTTCAACCACGCCCGCGCGGTCCAGCCTTTCACGCTCTCTTCTTTCGCTAGGACTTTCAGCTTGCTCTCGACGACGTCGGCGACCTCCTGGTAGATGTCCTGCGGGACGTCGCAAGTCGTGAGGTTTACGGACTTGCCGCCGACGGGGTCGCGGACCATAGCGCTGTAGTGCTGCAAGCCATTACAGGTTCCGTCCATCGCTACGACCTTGTGCGATACGAAGTCAAACGGCCGCCCCCTGGAGTTCCATTCAGCCGCCTCAAGGCACCATGCTAGAAACTGCCAAGGATCGCTTGCGTCCATCCACCATTTCGACACAACAGGGTCGGAAGCCGCCTCCGAGATCAACTCCCAATGCTCCTCAACCCAAGCGATCCGGTCGTCGAAGGACACTTTGTCGACCCCGAAGTGGTTAGCGCCAGAGACCATAAACCACCTGACACTTTCATGTGTGTCTAAAGCCTTCCCGTCGGCGAACTCCAAGAGTCCCCTCGCCAAGTCCGGCCCCTGCGGCGCCAAAAACTGCGGGATGCAGTACGCCCGCCCTCGCCAGTCGAGCTGGTAGGGGTAGTAGAAGCGTTCGGCTTCGCTCAACTCTTCCGCGATGGCGTGGATCTTAGCTGCGGTGAATAGCTTAGACTTTCGCCGCAGCTCGTCGTCGAATGTCCGCGCCCGCGCCCTGCGCCAAGCCTTCCACATTTCCCGCTGAACCGGGTTCATGTCTTGAGGCTTCACGTCGAACGGCAGCTCGATCGGGCGGTCCGCCAGCTCGATAGCCGTCCGGTTGGGAATCTCGGGGAGAGCTTCTGTGGTCGAGTGCCAAAGGACTGTCATCGCCTCCAGTACGTCGCGGTTGACGCGCCACGCTGTTCCCTGCATCGCGTTGATCGCCGTCAGGATGATCGCCGGAGGACGCTCATGGTCGACGTGCTGCGTTGAGCCGTCGCGCTGCTTCACGAGAGGTAACCCGAAAGAGTAGTATCCCCCGCCGAATGGCGCCTCCCACAGCTTCGGTTTCGTGGAGACAGGAGTGAACCACGGACGCAGGATCTCAAGTTTCGAATGACCGTCTGCGATCGCTTTCAACAGCGCCGGGGTCGGAAGTACGTACCACGATCCCCGTCCTTTTTCGACGGTCACCATGCCCGTCGACGACCTCATCAACTCGATCAGTTTCCCGCCGACTTCGATGATCTGCCTCGCTCCCCACCGCTCCAGCGGCGGAACCAGGGGGCTCGCAATACTGATTCTCGCCATGAGTTTTCTCTGATAGCCGTAGTGCTGACTCTGCGATATCAGAAGCTGCGCCCTCCGGTACTCAGCGGGATCGTGCTTCTTGAACCACCGGCATCGAATCTCGTCTTCGATCCGCGCTCCGACCCCTCGCGCCGT